ACCTCAAATAGCTTTATCTTGGCAATCACAGACCCCCACTCTATTGGAGCGCCCCCCCACTCCAATAGAGTGCCATAACCTGTAACCATTAACCTGTAGTAATCTCTGGATTCCCTTCCAGAAGGTAAACATAGACAGATATCCTTAAACCGCACGAAACAGGAACTTCACAATGGAACTACGAAAGTACCAACACAGGGCAATCGAACAGCTACGAGACAGCCTATCAGCCGGGAAGCGCCGTCCGGTCGTCCAGTCGCCGACAGGGTCAGGCAAGACGGTAGTAGCCGCAGCGATCATCAACATGGCTAGGGACAAAGGGAAGCGCATCCTGTTCTGCGTCCCTGCCTTAAGCCTGATCGACCAGACGGTGGACAGGTTCCGTCAGAACGGGATCTTCGAAATCGGCGTCATGCAGGGCCAGCACGAGATGACGGACTATGAACAACCTGTACAGGTTTGTTCAGTTCAGACACTTGCCCGCCGGGAGATCCCCAAGGCGGATCTGGTCATCATCGACGAAGCCCATGTCATGTTCAAGCTGTACGATGATTGGATGAACAGGCCCGAATGGAAAAGGGTTCCCTTCATTGGCTTGACGGCAACCCCTTGGTCAAAGGGCATGGGCGGCCCAGGACGGTGGGATGATCTGATCATTGGCTCGACCTTGGATGAGCTGATCGAGCTTGGCCACCTGTCCAAGTTTCGTGTCTTCGCTCCTGCCCATCCAGATCTGGCAGGCGTCAAGACTATCGCCGGGGACTATGACATCAAGGGCCTTGGCAACGCGATGGACAAGGCACCCTTGGTCGCCGACATCGTCTCGACTTGGCTGGAAAGGGGCGAGAACCGTGCAACAATCTGCTTCGCCGTGAACAGGGTGCATGCCAAGCACATCCAGACGCAGTTCATCGATGCTGGTGTGTCGGCTGAGTACATGGACGCCTACACGGATCTGGAGGACAGGGCAGACATCGTCAAGCGTTTTGAGAACGGCGACGTTCAGGTGATCTGCAATGTCGGCGTCCTGACCACAGGGTTTGATGCGGATGTGCGCTGCATCATTCTTGCCAGGCCAACCAAGTCTGAAATCCTGTATGTGCAGATGATTGGTAGGGGACTTCGAACGGCTGACGGCAAGGACGACTGCCTGATCTTGGATCACAGCGACACAACCCTGCGACTGGGCTTCGTCACCGACATTGGCACAGACAAGCTGCATGATGGCACAGCCAATCGCCAGACGACAGAGCGCAAGGCACCCCTACCGAAGGAATGCCCGTCCTGCGCTTTCCTGAAGCCGCCTAAGACACGCAAATGTCCTGCCTGCGGGTTTGAAGCTGTCGCCAAATCTGACATCGAGATCCAGGATGGCGAGCTTCGCGAGATCACACGCGCCAAAAAGGTCAAAGGCAACCCGTACAGCATGGCCGACAAGCAGCGCTGGTACTCACAGTTCGTCCTGCATGCTCACCTGAGGGGCTACAAGAAGGGCTGGGCCTATTGGGCGTACAAAGACAAGTTTGGCGTAGGGCCGGATTCAACCATCCTGCATATCCCATCTACCGGCATCCTGCCCGAAGTACAGAGTTGGATCACAGCACGAAACATCCGCAAAGCCAAAGCCAAGGAGAAAGCAGCATGATCGACTATGTCAAGCACTGCCGTGAGGAAGCAGACAATACGTTCTATGACCCATTAAAAGAATCATGGACCATGGTTGGCGATCATATCGAGAAGTTAGAGAAATCCTTAAAGAATGAAAGGCTGTGGCGGCAGAAAGAAGGCGTGACGCTCACAGGCATTATCAAAGAAAAAGGCGACCGCATCGAAAAGCTGGAAGCAGCATTGCGCCAGATTGCCGACATCGAGCATGAAGATCTGCCAAAGCCTACTGGAGCCGCAGAAGGAACCCTGTGGGTAATCTTGGCTGGGTGCGTTGAGGTTGCTGAAAAAGCACTGGAGGAAAAGAATGACTAATCCAGCACAATGCCATTGCGGTTCCATCAGTTGGGGCAGAGACCTTGAGGCGAAACGCTATGTCTGCGTCAGTTGCCATCGCCCGTTATGGCAGCCTATCGAGACCGCCCCAGATGATGACACAGATGTTCTTGTGTTTTGTGATGGCCTTATTTGGGTTGCAAGCTTCTATCACGGGCTATGGTGGTTTGAGCAAAGAGACGACAGCCGTCGTTCTGACCCGACCCATTGGATGCCCTTACCAGATAGGCCAAGGGCATGAGCGAAGCGCGCGACATAGCTAGGGGACACTGGAAGGATCTACTGCCAGCCCTGGGGATCGATGCCAAGTTCCTGCAAAACCGTCACGGTCCATGCCCTATCTGTGGTGGGGACGACAGGTTTCGCTGGGATAACCGGAACGATGGCGGAAGCTTCATCTGCAATCACTGCGGCGCAGGGGATGGTTTCAGCCTAGCCGGTAAGGTCACCGGCATGTCTTTCAACGAGCTTGCCGAAAGGGTCAGACAGATGCTTGGGCACAGCAATGAAGTCAAACAGGTGGAGATCGATTTGGAGGAAGTCAGAAATAGAACGGAGATGCAGCGAGCCTGGGGAGCCGCCCGCAGGCCTTCGTTGTATGGGCCGGTAGCCCTGTACCTAGAAAACAGAGTTGGCTGCCTGTGGCCTTCTCTGTCGATCCGTGAGGCATTCTACGGGCGGCATGCCGGGATGGTCTGCGTCATCATCGACTATACTGGCACCAAGTCAGTGAACGTCCATACGACTTTACTGAACCAAGACGGCACTAAGGCAGACGTTGAGAAGCCAAAACTGGTGATGAAGGGAACCCTGCCGGATGGGTGCGCCATCCGATTGGGGCCTATCAAGCCGGTGATGGGCGTTGCGGAAGGCATCGAGACGGCCATCAGCGCCAGCATCATGTTCGACATGCCTGTCTGGGCCTGCATAAACGGAACTCTCCTGTCCAAATGGATTCCACCGGACAGGGCTGAACAAATCACCATTTTTGGCGACAACGACGCCAATTTTACAGGCCAAGCGAAAGCATATCATTTGGCTAACCGATTGGAAGTGCAGCATAAAAGGCGCGTAACCGTTTCGATCCCGCCCACCACCGGCCATGATTGGAATGACCACCACCATAAAACATGGGGAAATAAGGGGGGTAGTTTTTTGCGGTTGGTGAAATAAATCGCCGGGAAATAAATCGCCGCGATTTTGCGATTATTTTGGCAAATAAAAAACGGGACCGAAGGGAGTCATGCTCCGGTCCCGTCCAACAGACGCAACGCACAACCAATGCGCCTGCTATTCCTTTGGCTTATGCCTGTTCTTCCCGCCCTTCGACCCAGCCGTTATCGCCAGGCCTTTCTTCACGGAAAAGGCGCGCTTCTCAGGGGGAACCGATTTGCCACCAAGCTTGGCTATCGCTGTGCGCTTCTCAGGCGACATGGTCGCAAAGCCCCTTGGCTTCTTTGGTTTGTCAGTCATCCTATTCTCCCTTCACCTTTGCGATCAGATCCTTGACCGACTCCAAGAACCCATGACCAGATTTGATTGCAGACTTGTCGGCATACGCTGACGCAAACAAGTACAGGCGCTCGCATATCTCCAAAAGCTCTGGGGCTGCGCTGATCAGGCGAGCGACCTGTTCTGGTTTTTCGCGGCTTAGGTATGGAGAACCGCAGCACCCGCACCCACCAAGAACCATTTCGTCTCCAGAGTCGATGATGCAGAAGTCATCACCATCTTCGCCCATGCTGTAAGTCCAAGGTCCATTCGCGATCATCTCACTTCTCCCCCATCGATATATTCCCACCGACCATCTTCTTTCTGAACCCGCATTTCAGACATGTCGATGTCGGTATCCATGACAGATACTAGGTCGTCATAGTCATCGACGCCCATCGTCGCCACCAAGTCACTTGCTTGGTCAGGATTTTCGGCATCCACAAAATAGACAACCATTTTGCGTTGCGTTTCATAGACTGCATATCTTGGCATCTCAGCACCCCTTTGCGTTGCACATGACAGCGATGGACGCATCTATCGCTGCATTCAGATTGTCCGTGTAGTCCTGACCAGTCAGGTTCGAGAACCTAGCCAGTGCGATCTTCTCCAGCGCCGCCAGCATGTCAGGCGCAGCCAGTATGATATTAAGGTTATTCTGGGTCCGGTGCGTCATGACCCGACAGACCGAAACGTCCCTGTCGGTGTCCAGCGCCTTGATGTAGACGCTGTTATTGACCCATTTGGTGGTCCAAGGCCCCGGCGTGTGAGGTTGTCTGTGTGGCACATGATGTTTCATAAGTTCGTCCCCCATTGTGCAGCCATTGCGTCTGCGATGCCCTGATAGGTGCGGCTGCGATCCTTCCACCGATCAGGAGATGGTCCAAGCTTGTTCTGGCCGGAGTCGGTCTGGTTCGCCCACCGGGGGCGACCGTCCACCATTCTGGGTTCAACCCATTTGGTGGGGGCCAATGGCTCCAGTCCCTTCAACCAAAGGCATGTCGCCTTGCTGGCGTCATGTCCAAACTGGTGCGGCTGGATGATCTGGTTGGGCTTCTTCCAAGCCGTATTGAGGCGACCTATCGGGTTCTCTATCGCCACCAATGGGATGGGCGCGCTGGCGAGATGGATAGCGAACTGAAGCGCTTCCTGCGTCAGGACGGCGCGCTCAGGCCTGCGCTTATTCCAGTGCAGACCTGAGGACGACAGATAGGTGCAAGGCGGATGGGCGATCATCATATCCCATGTTTGCCCGTAGGCGGTCTCCAGAGCGCCGCCTTGTATGTGCCATGTAGGGTCGCCCTCACATGGCAGGAGATCGCAGGACCATGCATCATGGCCCAGCTTGCGGAAAGCATCGCGCACGATGGCGCTGGTCTCGCAGGCGATTAGGATCTTCATCAGACGACTCCCGCCATTTCCATTTCCACCAAGATGACCGCATATGGATCAGGCTCCAGTTTAAATAGCTGATCCATGTCGCGGTCATAGGCGACCCGCATGGCCTTTGGCAGGGGAGGCTTGTAGTCCCCACCAGTGGTGTCAGGGTGAAGGCCGACACCAAGCAGGGCGACCCATTTGCGAGCGATATCTTGTGAGGTCATTTTTGTAGCTTTCTGATTTGACGGGCTTTGCGCTGGGCATAGGCCATGGCTAGGGCTTCTGTGGGATACCACCGGACCATAGGGCAGAACCCTGTCTCATCCGGGTACACGTTGACACTGTAGGGCTTGCCCTTCAGGCATTGATTGCTGATTGCGAAGGGGACCAATCGTCCCCCACCAGAGTTCCAGTGAACCGATATGCCGACTGTCTCATCTGACCAAAGCTGTAGGCTGGACATGGCCGACTCCTAATGGTGGGCGGCAAGCAGCCACTGACGCGCGCTTTCGAGCGAGTAGCAGTGCTTGACTTCGCCATGAACCGAAACCGCCCGCCAATGGTGGTGGTCGCGATTCTTGATTTTGATTTTGTTTATGAGACCGACAGGGTGGCCGAAATAGTTAAGCTGCCAGACACCGTCAGGGGATTTGTTAAGCTGGATTGGGTTTTTGCATTGCTGT